GTTCACTACGTTCACTATGTCTATCATTAAAGCTTCTCAAATGGACTTTTCCAAGGTCACTTTCTCTGATGTTCGCAAGATGGGAAAGGGTAAGATGGTGTATGTCAATTTGAATGGTGGTAAGATTATTCTGCAAACTCCTAAAATGAGTACTCCATTTGGAGTTTCTAGATGGAGAGATGACAATGCTGATGATAACAAAGGTGATTCCTTCCGTCTCGGCTTGTCGTTTTACGGAGAAGATTCTAATAATGAAATTCGTCACTTCAAGGAACAATTACAAGCATTTGATGAAATTGTTAAAAATGAAATTAAAAAAAATTCAAAGGAATGGCTTGGAAAACCAAATTTGAGCACGGAATTGATCGAAGAAGCATTTTATGTTTCAAATGTAAAGGTTCCTAAGGACAGTGATGGTAATTTGCTAGATTACCCATCTCGTTTTGAAGTTAAATTGGATCGTCAAAAGAATGGTGATGATTTTACTGGTAAATTTGTTAGTAACAAAAAGTTTAACCATGAAGTACTAATTTACGATGAAAACAAGAACTTGGTTCCTATGGATGAAAACAATTATGACACAGTTATTCCAAAGGGATCACAATGTATTACAATTGTTGAGCTAGTGTATATCAGTATTACAGCAAAGGTAAGTTGCAAATGGAAGTTGGTACAAGCAAAGGTATTCAAGAATCAAAAAGCTATTACTGATTATGCGATCGATGACAGCGACAGTGAGAGCGAAAGTGGTGAACAAGAAAACGAATTAAAAGAAGATTTGGAATCAGAAAACTCAGATAACTTGGTGGAAGTTACAGAAAGTACTCCAAGTGCTGAAGACGAAGAAGTAAATGAATTAGCTGATGATTTACAAGAAACTGAATTGGATGATTCTCAAATGGATAAACTCCTAGAAACACCAGTTGAAAAAACAACTGCTAAAAAAGGAACACGAAAACGCAATGCATAAATACAATCATTTCATTTAAACATTAATTTTACTTTTTTTACTTTACTAAAAACAAATTCTATTTAAGCCAGTTTATTATCTATACAATTAGATGATAAACTGGCTTAAATTTATGTAGGATTATCTTACGATCACACGAAGACACGATATACTGTTTAAATTAACTCGTTCTTGAAATTTAATAAAAAAATTGAAAAAGTATTCTACAATTGATAAATTATAATAACTCAACAACTACTTCTCTTGTACACTCATTTCACTCGCTACTTTACGCTTCGTAAACTCTTATTCGTTCACTACGTTCACTATGTCTATCATTAAAGCTTCTCAAATGGACTTTTCCAAAGTCACTTTCTCTGATGTTCGCAAGATGGGAAAAGGTAAGATGGTCTATGTTAACTTGAATGGTGGTAAGATCATTCTTCAAACTCCTAAGATGAGTACTCCATTTGGTATTTCTAGATGGAGAGATGACAATGCTGATGATAACAAAGGTGATTCCTTCCGTCTTGGACTTTCCTTCTATGGAGAAGATTCTAATACTGAAATTCGTAATTTCAAGGAACAGTTGCAAGCATTTGATGAAATTATTAAAAATGAAATTAAAAAGAATTCAAAGGAATGGTTGGGCAAACCCAATTTGAGCACTGAATTAATTGAAGAAGCATTTTATGTTTCAAATGTAAAGGTTCCTAAGGACAGTGATGGTAATTTGCTAGATTACCCATCTCGTTTTGAAGTTAAATTAGACCGTCAAAAGAATGGTGATGATTTCACTGGTAAATTTGTTAGTAACAAAAAGTTTAATCACGAAGTACTAATTTACGATGAAAACAAGAATTTGGTTCCTATGGATGAAAACAATTATGACACAGTTATTCCAAAGGGATCTCAATGTATTACAATTGTTGAGCTTGTATATATCAGTATTACAGCAAAGGTAAGCTGCAAATGGAAGTTGGTACAAGCAAAGGTATTTAAGAATCAAAAAGCTATTACTGATTATGCAATTGATGACAGTGAAAGTGACAGTGAAACTGGTGAGCAAGAAAATGAATTAAAAGAAGATTTGGAATCAGAAAATTCTGATAATTTGGTAGAAGTTACAGAAACTTCTCCATGTGCTGAAGATGAAGAAGTAAATGAATTAGCTGATGATTTACAAGAAACTCAATTAGAAGAGTCTGAAGTAGTTGACAAACCAGTTAAAAAGGGAAGAAAGAAAAATTAAATAAAGCAATAATTAATATGTAAATAAAAACAAATAATAAAAAATAAATAAAAACAAAAAAAAAGTAAGCATTTAGCCAAGTAAATCAGCATGTAAAGTGTTGATTTACTTGGTTAATTGCATTTAAAATTGAATTAGATTTAAAAATTTACACAGAAGAGAAGTTATAAGCTAATACGATGTGTGCATGGAATGAAAACAATCCATTATACAATGCATTAAATGAAATGAGTAATATGTATATACGAAATAACGCCTATCGAAATGTATATGATGATCTGAGATTAATTGATCAACCATTAGATCGTATGTTACGCGAAATAAGATTTAATAAGATTTTTCATTTTTCACGTAATAACACCCAATATTATGATGATTTTTTTAGACATACTGAATTAATGTATTCTTCTTTAAGACGTATAAATAATATTAGACGTTTATTAAAAAAATGTGAAAGATGTAATTTAGCTAAGACTTATAGAAATAATACATTATGCGGTGTTTGTCGTATGAACATAACTAAATTTAATTTAATAAAAAATACATATAATGATATTACAAAAAAAATTCCTGTTGAAATTCTTTATTATATATACGATTGCATTTAAATGTAACACGATTACCTTTAAGTGTAACACGATTGCATTTGAATTTTATTTAAATGTAATTCTATTTAAATTAAGTTCGTTTATTTGTAAAAAAATTTTTATATATTAATATTAGTATTAAAACTAGGGGGGTGTAACTGTTATATAATTATTATCCAATATTACTTATGTTAAAAATTGATTTTTTTTAATGTAAGTAATATAATAAAATCCTTATGAATGGTTATTGGGTCCCTCATAGAGAAGCTAGGAATTTTTATGGTGTCTCGGATTCTACAATTAGAAGATGGGCATCAACTAATAAAATTGTCTTTAAAAGAACTCAAAGCGGTCAACGTACTTATTTTATTAATGACAAAACCTGTTCTAACAACAAATTACCCTTGGAAAATACAATTCTTGAAAATTATGTGTATTGTAGAGTTTCATCTAATAAACAAAAGGATGATTTGGAAAGACAAATACAATTTTTATCTAGTAAGTACCCAGGTTATAAAATTATTAAAGACATTGGTTCAGGACTTAATTATAAACGACCAGGACTACTCAAGTTATTGGAACAATCTAGTAAAGGACATATTAATGAAATTGTCGTGGCGAGTAAAGACCGATTATGTAGATTTGGATTTGAACTTATTGAATGGGTATTCTTACAAAACAATACAAAGCTCATGGTTCTCGAACATTCTGATAAAACACACGAACAGAAATTTACTGAAGACATTTTGGCTATTTTACAAGTATTTGCATGTAGATGGAATGGTCAAAGAAAATACAATGATAAGATCAAAAAAAATAAAATTACTTCCAACGTCTTTACAGAAGAAACTGTTACAAAAATGGAATCATCACCACAGGTACACGTATAATAAAGCTATAAGTATTATTAACGAAGATCCCATCGAACCAGCATTTAGAAATTATTATAAAACATTCGGGAATGAAAATGACATTAGTTATTGTATTAAAACTTCATCGAAAACATACTATAGTAAACTTGAATTACGTAATTTAATAACACCTGCTGAAGCGTCATCTAGAATAAAATGGATTTTAGAAACTCCTAAATCAATTCGTGAAAGTGCTGTTTTTGAAGCAAAGAAAAATGAAAAATCAGCTATTTCAAATTTAAAAAATGGAAATATAAATCATTTTACATTAACATATAAATCAAAAAAGAAAAAATCTTGGTCTTATAAAATTTCTCATGATAGTTTAAAAACATATAATAATAAAAGTATAGGAATTTATGAAAGTAGTTCAGGAATGAGAATAAAATGTACAGAAAAAATAGATTCTATAAGTAGTGATTCGGATATTTATTATGATGGCTTAAATTATTATATAATAATACCATATGAAAAATCTATAAAAAGAAGTGAATATACGAATTGGTTTATAGCGATGGATCCAGGAATAAGGAAATTTCAAGTTGGTTACTCACCGGATGAAGACGAACATATTATTTTTGGGAATAGATCATCATTAAACATATATGATAAATTATTATATGTTGATTACTTAACATCAAAAAGATGTAAAATGAAAAATGAGAAAAGAAAAATAATACTTGATAAATTAAGATTAAGAATACTTAATTTACAAAAAGAATTACATTATAAAATATCAAATTTCTTATGTAAAAACTATGAAAATATATATATTCCTAAATTAACAAAAGGGAATGACATAATAAAAAAGAATGGAAGAAAAATAAATAAGAGTACAGTAAGAAAAATGGTATTACTTGGACATTGTAAATTTATAGACAGACTGAAAACCAAAGCTGAAGAATTTACAAAAACCAAAATAAATATAATAACAGAAGAATATACATCACAGCAATGTTTAAACTGTAGAAATTTAACAAAAACAAGTAATGAAATGTATGTTTGTAAACATTGTAATGACAAGATAGATAGAGATGTATTAGGAAGTGTGAATATATTATTAAAAAATTGGTAAATGAAAAGAAAGGTCCTAGATAAGACGTTAAATTACACTAATGCGAGATAAAGCCTTAGTAGATATACTAAGCTCGTTTGATTAAATGAAAGAAAACGGTAGTTTAAGAAATTTCATTTAATCTTAATCTGTTGTGAATAACAATGGGTAACGTTGATTTATCGGGATTGTCTAAGAATTAACAAAGTAAAGAAATTTCATAGTAAGGTAACTTAAAACTTTACAAATGAATTAATCGAGTGCACGCGAGTATTATTTTGACAATATCAGACGAGAACAACAAGTGACTAAGAATTCAAATACTGAATTCTAAATTAAATATATAAAGTATATAAAGTATATAAAGTATTTTATATTAACTAACAATTTATAATAGATTGTTAGGTAGTATTCCCGAGTGGTTAAAGGGGTCAGACTTAAGATCTGATGCGTATGCTTCGTGAGTTCGAATCTCACTACTACCAATTACTACTAATTACTAAAAATTGAAAAATAAATGAAAATACATATTTTTATCTGCACATTTAGGTAATATTACTGCTATTATAAATAATTAATATGATTTATAATATCAAAAGCGAGCTTAAAAGTTATCAAAAAGAAACGGTTGAATGGATGAAAAATCAGGAAAGTAAATATAATGGTGGAATGATATTATCAGAAGCTGGTACTGGAAAATCATTATGTGTGATTGCATTTATTAATGGTAATCGTAGTAAACTTGATGGAAAGGTATTGATTGTATGTCCTGCAGGATTAATAAAAAATTGGACTAATGAGTTTATATCACATACTGACATTGATAATAATATGTTATTTGAATATCATGGTGTGTCACGTATTGAAAATTTCAAAAAATGCGAAGCTAAAATAATAATAACATCATATAATATTTTGGAAAAGGATTGTTATTTACAAAATATTAAATGGGGAAAAATTATATTGGATGAGGCTCATTATATAAGAAATTCAAAAACAAAAATGAGTGGAGCTGTTATGAATTTAGAATGTAATTCTAAGTGGATATTAACAGCAACACCATATTTCAATGGGATGAATGATTATTTTGCATATTTTAAATTCATGTTTGGTGTTTTTGAAAATTTAAAAGAATGGAAAAAGGAATATAACAATAAGGATTACAAAAGTATAAAAGCATTAAATGAATTAATCAAAAAGCATTCAATTATGTATAAAAAAAGCGATGTACTTAAGGAAATTCCTAAAACTGAATATGTAGATATTCAGTTAAATTTCACAAATGTTGAAAGGGAATTTTATGATGCATTGAAGAGTTATTGTAAAATACGTATTAAAAAAATATATCAGCAAAAGATAAATCCAAAAATTAATACAAATGCTTTATCAAATTTAATGAATAGTAATATGTTAACATTATTATTGAGATTACGTCAATGTTGTGATTCATTTCAAAATATAAAAATGGAACGTTTAAAAAATGCAAAAACCCTAAAGGAGGCGACTAAATTGTTATATTTTTACAATTCACAAAAAGTATTAGACGAAGAATGTCCAATTTGTTACGATGAAAAAGCAGATCATATTGCTGATCCATGTGGTCATAAATGTTGCCAAAAGTGTTGGAAGCAATTAAAAAGTAAAAATTGCCCTATGTGTCGTCAGGAGATTATTGAAATAAAACATGTAAATGATCAAAATTTACATGAAGAAAATACAAATGAAGATAAAGTTGTATTTCAATCTAGTAAAATCCAAAAAATAAAGGAATTAACAAGTAAATTATTGAATGATGGTAAAAAAGTCATTATTGTAAGTCAATGGGTAACAATGATAGATTTGGTAAAAAGAAGTATAGAAACTACAGAGGCTACAGAGGCTACAGAGGCTACAGAGGCTACAGAGGCTACACAGGGTACTGATGGTATTTCAGTTGTATTAGATGGTCGCTCAAGTTTGGAAAAAAGACATCAAAGAGTAATGAAATTTCAAAATGATCCAAATTGTAGGATATGTTATATAAGTTTAATGTCAAGTGCTGAAGGTATTAATTTAAATGCGAGTGACACTGTTATTATGGTGGATGAATGGTTTAACGAAGGCAAAATAAAACAAGTCGAGGAACGTGTAAGCAGAATTGGTCAAGTAAGTGGACAAATCAAGGTATATAGGATCATTATAAATAATTCGGTTGAAGAAGGAGTGAGAAAACGTAAGCGTAGACGGGGACGAGAATCTAGGATAATTATGGATTTATGTAATGAAGACGATTATAAAGTGGAAAGTGAGGAAAGAATAATGGATGACGTCATCGAAGAAGGAACGGAAGGGATTATGATTAAGTAATTTAATTTAAAGACAAGTCAATTTAATAAAGTAAAGTGTTATCGATATGAAGAAACATATAACAGAGGATTATATTAAGAATTTTTTCCAGAATTATTACAAAATACACAAACGTTCACCAAAATCAAACGATAAGACGTTTCCATTTTCAAATAAACTTGTTACTAAATATTTTGGGACATGGTGTGCTGCGTTGGAAGCATCTGGATTACCATTGTATAAAAATAAAAAGGTCCTTGTTGCGTGTAAAAATTGTCATAGTAAATATTATAAACGCCATAACGAGGTAATAAGATATACAAATCATTTTTGCAAAAGTTCATGTTCAGCAATTTACAACAACAAGCGTAGAACAACAGGTACGCGAATTTCAAAATTAGAAGTTTATTTACAAGAAAGATTAACAAGTGAGTGTAAATTAGAATTTCAGTTTAATAACAGATCAGTTTGTGATGGGTACGAATTGGATATTTATATTGAATCATTAAAGTTGGCATTTGAAATAAATGGAATTTTTCATTACAAACCGATATTTGGTCAGGATAAACTAGATCATATTATAAAAAAGGATCTAGTTAAAAATAAAATGTGCAAAGAAAAAAGGATAGATTTAATAACAATAAAGGATGAATCATGTAGATTTACTACAAAATATGGTGAGGTAGTGTATGAGACTATTAATATGTACATTTATAAAAAAATACATAGTAACAAATTTAAAGATGTGATGAATGAAATCAAATGTAGGATTACTCTCAGTGTGTAAACATATAAATGTGTAACACATATCAGTGTGTAAACATATCACCAATTCTGAAAATAAATTTGGAATTGTTCTTTATATTTTTATTAACAATATGAACAGTTTTTGAGATATCATCATACATGCTCTTTGAACCACAACATAATAATTTAATGTTTGTATTAGGATGATTTTTATCTAATGTATATAATATATTGTCAAAATGTGGTCTTCCAAATGTAAATTGTACAGAGGGTGGATAAAGGGATAATCTTTTTAACATAATATCTTCAACACCTGTTATGAAAAAATTCAATTCTAACAAATCGCCATATTTATCAAGTTCTGCTTTTATATTTTTTATTTGTAATAGAAAACAATCAAAATCGCGGGTATGTCTACATACCCAGTAAACGTATACTTTTTTAAGATAAACATATTTATTACCATGTCCTAAACTACATGGTAATGATTTGAGTAATGACATGAATGAAGTGATTCCAATGCCACCAGCTATTAAAACCGCAACACGATATCTTGATATTATATCGTAAGTATTACCATAGGGTTTTGATATTTTTAATTTTATATTACCTTTTTCAAAATTATTTACAGAAAGGTATTCTGTAAATTGTTTAGTCCATGTACCAATTTCCTTGATACATATTTGTATGTGTCCATTTTCAATAGGGTTAGAAGTTATAGTAAATGGGTGCCATTGAAATTTTGAAATTGCCGGGCAATTTATCAATATAGATTGCCCAGGTTTGAACTCAAAAAACTGTTTATAAATATCAATTGTATAACAGTCAGAATGATGTCTTTTTATATTTAAGAAAGTCGTTTGTTGATGTCCTATATATTCGCGGTGTAGTCTTTCAAATAGAAACAGTGCAAATGGTATTGTAATATACTTCCAAGTAGAACTACCGATGCATGCCCCTATATCAGTATGTAAAAAACAAAAGGAACTGTGTAATAATAGAGTAATAACTATTCCTAAATATAACAAATGGGATGCAACAAATACTTCATAATAGTTTTTCCTAATATAATACGTTGAACATGTGTAAATGATTAAAAACATACATATCAATAAAATACCAGTTACACCAGCAACACTAGATACGTTTTGTAAAATAGATACGTGTTGTAATGTTGATGTTGAGATTGATGTTGAGATTACTATTTTTTGATGTGAAAGAATATAAAAGTTGTAAGAATGTGATACTATATGTAATGTACTAAAAAGTGCTATAGATAAGTTAAGTAATACATGATAATGAATGCTAAAATTGATTGGTAATATGTTATAAACTGCTGAGATAATATTCTTATTAACTGATAGAAAAATTAATAAAAAGTTTATATTAATTATCAATGCTGATGATTTTGCTAACAAAAACCCATTACCTAATGTCGATAATAAATAAGAAATTTCCTGTGTTTTTTGTAATGATTTGTAATTGTAAATAAAAAGTCCTATTTGACATGATATCCATAGGATAAATATTATTTTGTTGATATTAAAAAAAAGAAATGTTCTAAGTATATTGTTGTAGTGTTTATCATGTCTTGGTAAAGTATCCATCGTAATACATTATTTTATAATTAATAATGTATTACTTTTAAATAAAAATAGTAGGATGTTTATTAGGAATATGCTATGTTTATTCTGTTTTCTTAACTTCTTTTAACATTTCACGTAGAACGTTTTGCATTGATAATTTATTTTGTTTTTTAAGTGTTTTGAATTCATAAAATACATCAATACTTATAATATTCAAGTTTGTATTACCGATTGATGTAAGGTAATTTATATAATTAACAAAGTCATTATCAGTTGAATTCATATAATCAACAACTTTTGATGCTAGTTCAACATCTTCATTACTTACATTGCCGATTTTTTCAATGTTATCGTTAGAATTAATGATTAAAAAGAGGAAATAAACTGATAAAAATATTATAACTACATACATGAGAGTTTTGTAATCAAATTGCTGTGATTGATGCATAATAACAAGTATATATAAATGTAATAAAAAAATAATAAACAAAAACTACATGATTTAATTAATTAGGAATATTTAATTATTAATATTTAATTATTATTCTTAATTAATTTTTACTTGTAGTATATTAATATACACAATTACAGACAATAATGTCAGATGACGATGGAGATCAATTAGCATTGCAGGCTGCACAAGAAACTCTGTTAAAATGCCAAACATCAATACAGTTATTAGAAGCACAATACAAAGCAAATCAGCAAATAGTAGAATACAACAATGCAAAAACAGTTGAATGTGCTGCACAAGATCAAAGAAATCTAGATGATTACAACAGAAAATGCGGTGATAGACGCAAAAAAAATGATGAATGGCATGATTGTATAAGAAATCGCGAAAGAGCGCATTTAGACTGGAGAGGTGAAACTGGATGTGTAATTTGGGACAGAGCAACAAAAGGTTGGGATTGTGGTGATGGAAAGGAAGGTGACGGTTCTTATGGTGGTGGATGTCAACATGGTTGGGGGAAATCACGATGTAAATGGTCAGGTGAATCCGCTAGAAAGTTTGCTAGGGAAGATTGCGGTGGAGAACCACCGACTGACTGTGGTCCAAGACCAGGAAATGTGCCCTGTCCTTTAAAACAACAAGATGCAACACAAGTAGCTGTTAATTGTTGTGCGAACGTGACTTCCATTGTTGGATCAGAGGTTCAACAATCCACTATTCAACAACAAAATGCTTGTTTAAATGAAAAAGAGAAGAATTTAAAACAATCTCAAACACAAACATCATCTTCTACAACTCAACCACCAACTACAACTACAACTACAACTACAAATCAACAAGCATCAAATGGAGATGGGGGTGTTACACTTAGCATAATTATTCTTGTAATAGTTATTATTTGTATTATTGGATTTATTTATTATAATTACTACTACAAATCATCTTATTACAATCCAAGATTACCATATTACCCTCCACCACCAAGACCTTATTATGGTCCACCACCTCCTCCACCTGTACCAAGACCTGCACCTATCATGTTACCTCCACCACAAAGACCTTATTATGTTCCTCCACCTCCACCTGCCCCTGTTCAATTTGCACCTCCACCACCACCTGCCCCTGTTCAATTTGCACCTCCTCCACCACCAGCCCCTGTTCAATTTGCACCTCCTCCACCACCTGTACCTGTACAGATGGCACCAGCACCAGCACCTGTTTCTACACAACTACCACCAGGTAAATATATGACAATAGGTCAAGGGAAGGTAATGAAGATTGGATAATTAATTACTAGTTACATTTTTAAGAGCGTGAACTAAATCGCTTACAAAATATGTTATATTAAATTTAGTTTTTGGTAATTTTGAAAGGTATGTGTAAGCATTTTTTATATTTTTTTGATTAATTAAATTATATACATCAGTTATTTTTTCGTAATACAATGGGTAATTTTTACCTAACAATTCAACAACAGCTGGTATTTTATTAATAATGATTGGGGTATTTCTAACGATACATTCAACAAGTGTATTAACAGCTGATGCATCTACAAGATTAATAAAAACAATATTATTAATTAACAAATTATCATAGGAATTATTATCCATATGTTGAATAATATTTACTGATGTAGAAAATTCCTCTACATCTTTGTAAAAGTGCTTACTCCAGTTATTATATATAATTTGTCCATTTGATGTGTTATTTATACAATTGGTACTGACATTGGGGTGATTTGTACTTACATTAGGATTGATTCTATTAGTGCTTGGTATATTATCATAATTAATTAATAATTGTTTTAAATCCGTCAATAAAGTTTCATGTGGGAAATAGTTGTTCATATTTTTTCCTTTTAAAATCGCCTTTTTCAATGGACTTTCTACTTTTTTAATAGTAAATGAAAAATAACAACTGAGTGAGTTTAAGCGTGGTGCTATTTGAATTTGTTTTGGTATTTCTAATTTATAAAAATTATAAATATTTCTTAACCATCCACCAATATGTACAATTTGTTTATCATCATTATTTATAAAATTTTTCAATGAAAATTGAGGAACATTTATGTCAGTTGGGTGTACAAAACTATAAACCGGTATTCCTGGGAACTCGCATTTTATCAATTCTGATTTTACTTGTTCACATAATGTATCGGATAATACAAAAATTCCTTTACATGTTGGTAAACTCATTAGGAAATTCTCATTTTTAAATAATTCAACGCAATTATAATTGCTAAATTGGGTTTCAAAGGTATGATGTAAGAATCCACACCACGATTGTTTGTAGGGTATAATACCTAGGATTTTATTAATATCATTATTCCAATGGAAAGTTCTATCTAGATACAAATCTAATAACAAGTTACTTTTAGAATTGTGTAATATAGAAATATGTTCATACACATATTGCCAGCCAGAGCGATGAGCACCGGAATAATCTATTTGATCAATATAACTTAAATTAAATAAACCATCAGGGTGACTTGTCATTTCTATTGGTTTATAATCGTTAATAACCCAAGCCCATTCTCTGTTTATATTGTAATCACATTTAAACATTTTCTCATACAATCCATAATTATAAATAGAGTTAATATTTCCATCTGTTAAGTAATATGATACCATTTGAACTATTATATTTTGTAATTTAGGATCTTTTATGTTTGGTAATAATTGTTGTAAATCATCTGTATCTGTAATGTTAATTGATTTAAGATATTCAATTACTTTGTCTTTAATCATTTCTATTTTGTCAATTGTTGTATTATTTTTAACAATTAATTTACCTATCATTTTGTCATTTGGATTGTTATTACTTTCAAGTTTAATAAACTGGAAATTGTCAGTCCATTCTTCAAGATTATAATTAATATTATCTATACACATAATTACATCAGTGTATTCATTAATCAATGTATTAAAACGACTAATTAAAATATGAAGATTTAGTTCAGTCGGGATGTCCCTTTTATTAGTTGGTAATTTATAAGCATAATTCCATGATACATCTGTTAACAAATTGTTGATTTTACGTGTTGTGTAAATTGGTAAAAATGGTTTTGAAGAGTATATACTAAATAAACAACTATGAAATCTCATGGGTATAATCACGTGACACAATGAATAAATTTCGGATATTATTTGTTCATTTAATTGCGTGGTTATAGATGTAATATCTTCTAAATGTCCGACATGATTAGTATGGCTTAAATATTCCAATTTTTGTATTACATCATTATGTATAAGGATATCATTTTCGTTACTATTTATTTTATTTGTATTAAATGGTAATAATATGACATGATAATCCATAACAATTAAATATTTTATAAATTTAGCTAAATTATCAACTATATCATAGTAATATTGTATATGATCTTTATGATAAATATGTCTTGATAATGAAAAACATATTTTTTTCTTTTTGATAGTTGCTAATTGGGAAACTAACGCAGTACCTGGATCATCGTTAGCACTAGTTCTGAAGGTATATTTAGCCAAGTATGAAATATCAGGTATACAGTATACATTAGGGTGATATAAACGCATGGTATATAAATCTTGATAACTTCTGATAAAGATAGAATGAAAAATATGTAATTTATTGGATGTCATAATATTTGTATATGGAACACCTACTGAAATAGCGTATATATTATTTGGTTTACCGTTAAATACATCAATTATCTTATCTAAAAAGTAATTATTTAAAATATCACCACCACCAGCGATAATGATATCATCGTCTTTTATTTCTTTAGTATAATTTTTTAGTTTATCACAGTCAATAAATGATATACTGTGATTATCATCAAAACCTAATATATTTTTTATTAAATAAACAAAGGTATTTTTATATTGTTCATCTCCTGCATTAAAATGGTCATAATATCCAATGATAACTATTTTTTTCATTAAAAATAAATATAATATATACTGGTATACTTATACCCATTAAATAAAAAATACAAAATACAAAATACAAAATAGATTTGTATTATTTAATTGATAAATAAGTGAAAAATTGAATAAACGCACAATGTATATTATATTAAATTGTAACAAAAACAAAAGTCTGATAATATCTGAAAATTTTTTTGTAAACTAAAGTAATTAAAATAATTAATTCTCCAAAAATGTCTGTTTTTAAGAATGAAGGTAGTGATAGATACACTGTTTTTCCTATTAAATTTCCGAAATTATGGGAATTTTACCAGCAACAATTAAGTGTTTTTTGGACAGTTGCCGAAGTTAAATTAACAGATGACATAACGGATTGGAATAATAAATTAAACGATAATGAAAAGTTTTTTATAAAAAATATCCTAGCATTTTTTGCAGCTAGTGATGGAATTGTTAATGAAAATTTAGTTGTTAATTTTTACAATGAAGTTCAAATACCAGAAGCTCGTAGTTTTTATGCTGCTCAAATGATGATTGAGTCCATTCATTGTGTTGCTCCTGAAACTAATATTTTAACAGATAAGGGTTATTTTCAAATTAAAAAATTAAAAAATGAAGAAGTAAATGTATGGAATGGTTATGAATTTTCAAAAGTAAAAGTTTTAAAAACAAGTGATAAAGATAAATTATATAAAGTTGTATTATCAAATGGTATGGAATTAGAATGTACATCACAGCATAAGTGGCATATACGTCACGGTAATCAAAAACATCCTGAAAATTGTAAAAATATTATAAAACATACTGAAGATTTAAAAAAAGATGATATTATTATAACTAAATGGAGCTATCCATCAATTGATACACCTGATCAAGATGAATTTTTAAATCCGTATACACATGGATTTTTTTGTGGAGATGGATCATTCAGTAATGGATATCCTACTTTGTATTTATACGGTGACAAGATTAAATTATTGGATCATTTATCAGTGTCATCTAATAAAGATGGTCGTATACAAAAAGGTATACCACAAAAAAGAGTACAGTGTTATTTAACAAATACTATAAATAAAGATAAATACGTAGTTCCAATTAATTATTCAAAAGAGACCAAGCTTCGTTGGTTAGAAGGCTATGTTGATGCAGATGGATGTTGTAATTATAATTCTAAAAAAACAAGTTTATGTTTACAAATTGTAAGTATTAATAAAAAATTTTTAAATGATGTTCAATTAATGTTATCAACATTAGGTGTAGATTCAAATATAAAAGTAAACAATAAAGAGGGTTATAGATTACTACCTTCACATAATGATACAAATGAATACAAAGAGTATTTATGTAAGACATCATATGTATTGTATATTTCATGTTATAATACAAAACAGTTATATAATATGGGTTTTAGACCTAAAAGAGTTATTTTACATACAATTGATCAAAATATTAAACAAAATAAATCATTAATTCGTGTAGTTGATATTATTGATAATAATAGAGAAGATGAAACGTATTGTTTTAATGAACCAAAAAATCACACTGGTATTTTTAATGGAATATTAACTGGTCAAAGTGAGCAATACAGTCTTCTTATAGACACATACATTATCGATAGAAAAGAAAAGGATATTTTATTTAATGCTGTTGAAAATATACCATGTGTAAAAAAGAAAGCAAATTGGGCATTAAAATGGATAGAAGAAGGTAGTTCAACTGTTGAAACTTTACCTGAACATGTTAAAAGCGGTCTTGGTGCATTATCAAACAAAACCGACCTTACAGATGAAATGAAAGCTGCATTACACTTTTTCACAAAGTCTAGACCATCATTTGGACAAAGACTATTAGCCTTTGTGTGCGTTGAAGGTATTTTCTTTGCAGGTTCCTTTTGTGCAATTTATTGGTTAAAGAACAGAGGTTTAATGCCAGGATTATCAACTGCAAACGAATTTATATCACGTGATGAAAACACACATACTGAATTTGCTATTGAATTGTATAAATTACTAGATGAACGCGTTGATGAAAGTACAGTTCATGCTATATTTAAGGAAGCAGTTGATATTGAAAAGGAGTTTGTTACGGAATCTTTACCTGTTTCATTGATTGGTATGAATTGTACATTAATGAAAGAATATATAGAATACATTGCAGACCGTTGGTTAATTTTATTAGGATATTCTAAAATATATAATACAAAAAATCCGTTTACATTTATGGAGATGATTGGATTAAACTCAAAAAGTAATTTCTTTGAAGTTTTAAATTCAAGTTATTTAAGAGCTAATTCTGGCGCTTCTGAAGAAGAGCGTCAGATTACATTTGACAGTGATGATTTTTAATTTGTTAATTAGTTGGTTACAGTTGTTGTTTAATTAAATTATCATTTCTTCGTATAAAATTTATATTTTTAAAAATTATTAATAATATAAATTGAGGGGTAGGTATGTTGGATACTATATGTGATGTATTAAAAGCAGCCTACGATAGAAATTGGATATCAACACGTGATGGTAATGCATCTTTTAGAAGAAAGAACGAACCCTATTTATATGTTACACCAAGTGGTGTTAGAAAACAACATTTAAATGCTGAAATGATGATCAAACTACAAATGCATGATTTGAATACAGGTGATGATTTAAATACTTCATTAAGTAAGATTGAACGTGTTGATGATGATTATCAACGTAAAATAATTGGTTTAAATCCAACTGGAGAGTTACCATTGCATTTTCTATTACAAAAGAATTTACCAGTGAATAATCGTGTTGTTTTACATTTACATCCGACTTACATTGTATCGGCTATGTATGCAGGTATTGATTTACAAAAACTTGCGACAGATTTCCCCGAAATTAATCGTTATACAAAAGTAGGACCTAGTGTTCCTATGATACCACCTGTTAGTGAGGAATTGGCATGGGCATCGATTAAAGCTCTAGGATTAGATCCTGTAACTGGTGAGTTAGAGTATGATATCATTGGTCTAGATCGTCATGGTGTAGTTGCTATTAGCAAAGATCCATGGAGTGCATTTGAAGATATTGAACGTTTGGAACATATTTGCAAAATGGCATTAGCATCTGGCAAACATCTTAAGTAAAGGATTTTTTATTATTAATATTAAATTTATTGTAATTATGCTGGGACATGACTATCAAAAACTTTATAACCACCTGGAATTGTACCTGTACAAATTAGATTTGATATTAATACACTGAAAATAGCTGACATGACCATAAGAGCTGATGCTGGTACTAACCATGCATCAATTGATGTTTGTATAGAATAATAAATAGCATTTGATAGAACACTACACAACAATGCTTTGCCATCTTTTTTCATTCCATTTCTAACTTCTGGAATAAGCCATAATGCTTCTGTAATACCTAATGCAATACCATATGCTGCACCTGTTAATGCAGAAATTGTTGCAGCTGATTGAGCTGCTTTAAAAGCAATTGCCGCAACTGATAAAGGTGCTGCTGCGGCTTCAGCTTCTGGGTTAGCAGGATTTAATAATGTAGAGAAACATAAACATAATGCTGCAGTTAATCCGATTTGACATGCTTGTTGATCTAGATATTGTACAACCCATTCAACTGATTCAACACCATGGATAACTTGTTGTTTGGCAAATTCAATGCCATGATCAAATTCAGCTACATATTTATCAAGTGGTATACCAGCATTTTTAGCTTCAGTATATACCTTTGTAGCTAGTTCATTTATATTTTCTTCACGCATAACTTGATTAGAAACCCAATGTTCTGCATATGTAACTTCGTCAACAAACTCATCAGCAAGATTAACTACATCATTCACAACACCGTTTGTAGTATCAACTACAGCATTAACAGCACTATTTGCAGCATTTGTGACACTGTTAACAGCCGTGTTTGTAGTATCAACTACAGTATTAACAGCACTATTTGTAGCATTCGTGACAGTATTAACAGCACTATTTGCAGCATTTGTAATAGATGTTATAGGATTAGACACCACCTTAGGTGTTTTAATCTTGGGCATTTTGATTTTCATTATTGTGTGCTATTTGTAATTTGTATATATAAAATAAAGTTATAGATTCTACAAACAATCATTAAATACATTTTATTAAAATTAATTGATGCATAATATTCTATTAATTTTAACAATATAATAATACAATAATAACAATTAAATTAAATTAAAATAAAAACCCCCACCATATGCACGTACTTGTAATAAATCTTCAAATATTTCTATAAACTGTTTGTAATTTATATTTGAGATATCATTGTAAATACTTTTTTTCTTAAATTTTTGAAATAACATCTTCATTTTTGTAGTACTTAACTTAAATTTTTCAGAAAAACAAATATTGTCGTTTAAAAAATCTTTAATAAGATGAATAGTTTTTAATTTTTTATCGTCAATGTAATTACTATTAGGAATATTAAAATGTAATTTCCATTTACAATAATTAAATTTATTATCACATATTTTTCTATTAAATATACATTCTAATATCTTAATAAACCTACTCTTTTTTATTTTTGTATTAATAATACGATAGTTGTAATTATTTAAAGATTTACGTTTAAAAGCCTCTTTTATTTGTGTAAATGATAATTTATCTGATATTTTACAATTTTCTATATCATATTCTATGCATAAATCTATAAAATATTTAATATTAAGATAATCCTCATTTTTTGTATTTATACCTATTGTATTATTTTCATTTTCACCATCGTATTCGTAATTATATTCGTCATCGTATTCATCATCATCATCATATTCATCATCGTATTCATCATCATTATCTTCTTTATCCGATTCATATTCTATAAAATCATCACAATCACGATCACTGTCAATATAATAGTCATATTTATCTCTATCTCGCTCTCTATATTTTTTGTATTGCCTTATATTAGATTGGACTTTCTCTTGTATTTCTTCGTTTTGTTTTAAGACTTGTTCCTGAAGTTGTTCATCTAGTTGTTCATGAAATTGTTCTTTTTTATCTTTGTTAATAATTAATGAGAAATTTGTATTAATTTTATTAAGTATTTCGTCTTTAGAAATAGTATCAAAACATGATTTGAATGTATCAATGAATTTACCACTATATTCAATGACCCATTTAATATATTCTAAATTACATCTAAAATGTTCTCTGTTAGAATTACATCTATATCTATCTAGTATATAATGAACAGTAGATTCTAATAATGTATTATTAGATGTTTTATATTCAAACAAAATTTGAATATCATCAACACAAGCTGTTTGTAAAGTTTTTTTTCTTTGAATTACATTATTTTTAGTTTTTCCACATTTATATATATTTGATTTATCAGTTGACATTATATAAATATATTGATTTTTTTCAACTTCTTCATAAACAAGTGATTTATATTCCTGTAATTCAAATTCTTTTGCTTTTATCATTTCTTTATGTAATTTAGTTTCTTCATCTTTTATTTTTAATTGCTCTTCTTTTATTTTTAGTTGTTCATGTAAATTATAATTTTTTGTTATTCTTATCTCCTTTGTTATTTTTAAAATCCATTTTTTAAATTGATCTATAAGATCTTTATTAAACATAAATAATAATTCATATAAACCAGTCTCATTTAAAAAATATATATCATAACAATTACCATTGGGTGTAATTATATTTAATTTTTTTTTATACTCGTTATCTAAATTTTCTATAATATTATATATATTTTTAACATCTAATAACTTAAATAAATTAATAATATCCTTTATATTAAATAATAGTTCATCAATTGTTTCATATATATGAATATTTAAATTTTGAAATTGTTTTATTAATAAGGATGATTCATTAATTGATTCATAATTAACATCATCTATATTATCTAATGGATTCATTTTATATAATATTTAAAAATAAATCATACTTATCAACGCGAGAGAACTCATCGTTTGATACTATTATAACTATTGATATAGGATATCAACACACGTTTGTATTTTGAATTAAACGTGTATGTAAGATCAATGTAATATGGACTAGAGAATACATATTTCAATACATGATCTATTTCAAACTTACGTTTTAATAAATTATATATATCATCAATTTTATTAGCACTTAATTTTTTAGGAATTTTTTTTGGTAAATTATATAATTTAATCATTCTTAATTCTTGATCAAGATCTAAATTTGAAAATATGTTTAACAAAATTTCATTTGGTAGTACAGATAACATCATTTATATTATTAATAATAATTAATAATTAACAATTAATAATAATAATAATATTATAAAAATAAAAAGGAATTAAAAAATATACTTAATCATTGAAGATTTACATGAGTTTGTGCGGTTTTAGTATTTTTATATTTGAATTATGATTTTAAAAATATAAAAAAATTAAGAAAATATATATGTTCACAGTTGTTTTGAAAGAAAAATCATACTTTTTTTGAAAAAAAACATTTGTAATTTCTATGGACCCCTGAAAAAAAGCCTTTCGCGCCTCGCGGATGGGAAAAGGGTTTTTTTCACCGGATCTCCTTTTTTCTTTCGTGATTTTTTATCAAAAAGGATGATTTTCATCCCAGAATAACTGCAAAACACAATACAGTAGCAAAATCAATATAATTTTCAAATGATAAATATCAACGACATAACATAACAACCGCAAATTTCTCAAGGTTTTATTATGACTTTTTTATTTTACACCAACTGTATTTGTGCGGTTTTAGTATTTTTATATTTGAATTATGATTTTAAAAATATAAAAAAATTAAGAAAATATATATGTTTACAGTTGTTTTGAAAGAAAAATCATACTTTTTT